CATGGCCGGCTACATGAAGAAGACGCTGGGCGAGATGTCCAAGCAGGCGCGTATGATCAAGTCCTCGCCACAGATGACTACGGAACAGAAGGATGTGGCTCTAGAGAATCTGTACATCTCTCAACTTGCGCTGTCGCGTAACTTCCTTAAAAACGCCGAAAGAACCACACTCCGATAAGACCGTCCTTGATCCCGTAGGTAGCTATGGGCCGGATGCGGTAGCGCACCGCAGCCTTTAACCCGTCTTCCCTTATCTTGTCGGGGCTGAGCGTGGGCACGAAGAACCCACGCCCGACGCTAGTCTTTTTCCACGGATACTGAATCTTCGTCGGCATCTGTTTTCTTACGGCTTATGTGTAGCGCATTCACCCGCATGGTTGGCCCCCCGGTCTTGGCCAGCATGTCCTTCTTGATGTAGGTGATGGCGTGTGTCTGGGCTAGATCAGTCTTGAAGTCGCTGTACGCGAAGCTCATGCTTACGCAGTGCTGCCTGAGTAGATTCTCCTCGATGAAATAGTCTATGTATCCGGGTTTGATTAGCCCGTGTTCTACTCGCCCCATAACCTTTGAGCGCGTGATGGATTTCTCCACCGTATCGCCATCGCCCCAAGCAGCCAGCAGCCGACCCTCGGCTTTTTTGAGCACGATGAACCCGCCATAGTTCTCCCGAGTAAACGAGTTCAGCACATCATCAGCGCTGCGCACATTGCTTGAGATACTCCCCCGCGCTTTGAACACCAACTCTTTAAGCGCATCTATCACGTGCTGGACGGGCACATCTATTATGTTGGCATACTTCTTGCTTAACAAAATACCCGCTGAAACTACCTCGGTACACGCCACATGCCAGTACCGTTCGTCATCCGTAAACTTGAACTCCTTCTCTAGTTGCAGATGAACTTGGGGCATGATGTCTTTGATGACTTTGCGGTTCTGCACCATCCAGCGCACCCACGCTTCTCCGGCAACGCCGTAGTTGCGTTTAAGCAACTTCAGGATCTCGCGCTCTTCTGCGTTCCAGTGCAGCTTCACATTGGGCGTCCACTCCAGCATGCGCAGTAGCTCACCATTTGAGCTAAACTTGCGGGCACCCGCCATGTAATCTGTTAAGTTTTCGTTTGAAGTCAACGTACAGGTCAGCCCCCACGTGGTGTCGTTAACACGTTCCTTGTTAGCGCCTGCCTCCATGCGCTCCTTGCCTTTGCCCTCGGACATGTCGAAGATGAACCCCGGCGCCCACTCCATATCTTTGCGGTGCTGGCCGGTGATCTCGTCCACTAGCAGGGGCATGCTGTTTAGGTTGCCTGCGCGGTTCTGCATCGCCACAGGCGATGTGCCCTTCCCTGTGCGGTAGTGCACTGGGTGACCCCAGACTCCAGCCTTGGCGCTTAGCGTTAGTGACTTACCTGTACCAGACTTGTTGGCCCCGATGTGCCACACGAACCCTTCGTACTCGGTGAAGTGCATCAACGGACAGCCAAACGAATCAAGCGCAACAGCTAAGAGCGTGTACATCTTGCGCTCGATAAACAGGTTCCAGACCTTGCGCCAGTCCTCCAGCGTACCCTTAGCCTGCGTGATCCGAGTGATGTTCTCCAGCCCCGGCATGGGTACAGTAGTAACCGAGCCGTCCTTATTAAAGATCCTGCCGTTATAGACGAATGACCCGTTGTCCTGCCAGCCCGCCTGTAGCGGTACAGTAACTACCTTCTTGTTGAGTGATGCCTGCTCGACGCACGCCCGCACATAGTTGAACAGGTTGATGTCGCTGCCCTGACCGTACGAAGAAATAATGTTCTGGTTCGCCAGCCATTTAACAGTCTCATCTTTACTTACTGCCGCTTTCTGCGGCATGTTGATCAACACCGGACCGTCTGGGCGAACCGCTACCATGTGAACTAAGTGGTCATGCTGGTACTTCAGGATGTCGATTACAAACAAGTCGTAGGGCAGAATCTGTTTCTGCACCGTCATCTTCTTGCCCTCTTCGTCCTTCTCTTCCTTCTGGCAGTACACCCCGCCGTTGATCCCGTAACTAAACCCGTGCGGTGGCTCTGGGCGAGTGACCGTGATTGGCGCTGGCTTGACCGTATCGTCGTCATCATCTTCGGCGTCTATACCGAAGAGCGCCTCTTCCGCGTCTTCATCCGTTGCGTTGATCGTGATTTCTTTCGTGGTGTTATCCGTCTGAATCTCGCGGCCAAACTTGAGCGGGTTAGTTATCTGCCCCCAATGTACACACGATGTACACACGCCGGGGTTCTCGCTGTCCATCTTGATGCAGGGATAAGGCCCCTTAATGTCCGCAAGCTTTGCGTTCATTCGCTCGCTAGTGTACGGATGCAGCGCAGTTAAGTCAGACGCAGCCTCTTCAGCATCCGTGCAGACCTTGGCCCACGACAACAGCCCACGCCATATAGGCTCCATCCCATCTTGGGCGGCGTGCTCACGGTAGTACTTGATCTGTCCGCAGCCCGACTTTTCTTCGACTAATCTGAACACTGTAGCGCTATTGGCCACAAGTTTTAGCGGCGCAGCAGACTTGGTTGGGCGCTTCCCCGGTAGATTAAGTGGGGCGACTGGCTCAAACATGGGGGCAACAAGCTTTGAGAGAATCTGACCTAAGAATTCCTCAAAGACAAACGTATCCCCTTCCGCCAGTATCTTGACCTCGCGGGGTTCTGGGTATTTCTTCTTGTGGTTCCATGTCCCCGGAACACGCAGTACTCGCGCAGCATCAGCAGGCACCGTCCAGTCTATGTGTAAACCTTCTTGCTTACAAAGACGTTTAAAGTTCTCAGCAGCCGGCTTCCAAATGCTTACGTTGACGGTCTCGGTGAACGGCCAATAGGCGTGGATGCCTCCGCCCGAACTGACGATCCACGGTATCCCAAATTGGGAGAGACCTGTTTTCTCAAGAAACTCGTTAAGCGCTAGTGCTGCCGCCTTCTTGGTTTCGTACCCATCCATGTCGATAAAGAACGACTTGATGGTCTGGGCATTGACTGCCTCCCGGCTACGACTTTCCTTGAATGTGGCTAGCGCAAAGTAAACGTCATATTTCCTTTCGTTCCATTCGTCGATCTTAGCTTGCAGGTCCTCGATACTTTCACCAAAGACATGCTCTTTCTTACGCGATAGTTCTGCGGCACAGTAATACCCGTTGCCGGGAGGCGGCAGAACCTGCGTCAAAAAACGCAACGGCACCATAAACGCCCCAAGTTACGGGTTGATATTGAACTTCTTGCACGCTTCTTGGTATGCAATCTCGGGGTCCGGGTTGGCCCGCAGGATCTTAATCAGTGCCTCGATGATCGGTCGATAAGCAGGGAAGACCTCTCTGCCCGAGAACCAGTTGTAGACGGACTGGCGCGTAGCGCCCGTGATCTTAGATATGCGCAGGACCGGGAAGTCGCGATAGACCGCCCACCGCCCAAGCTGATTGCCCAGTGTCTTGGGCGCTTCAGCTACCGTGTCAATTGTTTTCTGTGTGTAAGACATATTTAGCGGGGGCACGAAGCCCCCAGCCCCTTTAAGAGTTATTCCCAGTCATCGACCATAGCGAGAAGATTACTCTTCTTCGCAGGCACAGCACTAGACTTCTTCTCTTCCTTACGGACAACAGGCTCCTCAGACACCTCATCGTCGGCCACCAGAGCTTCAAGCTGTGCTGACTTGGCTTCCGCTTTAGCTTCCGCTTTAGCTTCCGCTTTAGCTTCTACCTTGCGGTCAGGACGCGCGCCGAGTGCCAATGGCGCTGGAGCAGCAGCTTCGTTCTTGGAGAACGACATCGTGATCGCCTTGAGCGCATCATCGGACTTGCCCTGCATCTCAATAGTTGCCAGATCGTCGCCGTCCACCCACGCCATTGCCTTGAAGAACATCTTGGGCGACTGGCTCTTGGTATCAAACTTGATGCGCGTGACCACATCACTTGGCTCGATCTTCTGAGCGCCCAAGAAGCGCGCGTATGCCTGCAACGGACGGTCGTCGCCTTTAGCGTCTTTGTCCCAGATCGAGGTAGCCGGTACTTGAAGCGCCAGAACATCGCCGCCGATATCATTCGGTAGCACAACAGCCAAGCGCTGCTGGTAGCGACAAGCACGCGAGTTACCCTGACCCGACCCGGCGATGTTCTTGGGGCAGGTTGCGCAGGAGTCCGACTGCTTGTTTGATGAATCGGCACTAGGCGTTGACCCATCTGCGGACCAGCAATCAGGCGAAGTTGCTTCGCCATCATAAGACTTCGCATACCAGACCCGACCAATGTGGGCAGCGGCGTTAACCACCACAACATCAAGGAAACGATCTTCGATTGCGGCAATCTCTTTACTGCCGTGGTACAGACGGAACACGCCGCCTGCGATACTGATTCGCTTACCTCCGCTACTGCCGCCACCACCGAGGGCTTTGGCCATTGACGAGAGTTCTGTCCGCGCGCGGACATGTGCAGGGGCTTGCGCTGGATTGAAAATAGCTACGTTGGACATTATTGAAAAGTGCCTTATTTAGAGGTTGGCTTTTTGACAGTGATGCCGTACTCCGACATGGAGTTCAGGCCGGGGGGAACAAGACCGGGGTTCTCTTCCAGAAACTGCGCCATGTTGGTCTGCGCTACGCGCTTCTCTAACAGATCCACAGCTTCGTGCTCGATAACGAACTTCTTGAATGAGTCCCAGTCCTGCGTAAAGTAGCGCGTCTTTTGGGACAGCACCACAGTACCTTCTACAGTGCGAACGGATGCCAGCCCAAGCGCCAGCATTTGATCCTTGATCGCCAGTTTAATTTGCTCCTGCTGGGCCTTGATCGGCTCAACAGCGTTCTCATACTCTGCGGTCAACTCCTGAATGCGGGTTGACATCTTACGATAAACACGGACGAGTTTGTCCATCTGAATGGTGTCTTCGTTCATTTCCTACTCCAAGTTTGTCTAGTGTTTGACATTCTACACGTTCTGTTTGACATTGCAAGTGGTTTGTTCAGCTTTTGATCTCCTCGTTGAACAGGTTCACCAGCAGCGCGTGCTCGCTCACTTTGCTGTTCATCGCCTTGAACATCTCGCGCTCGATGTGGCTGCTCTGAAGATGCACAACCGTCACCTTGTCTGAGTCCTGACCTTTACGATCAGCGCGGGCGATACACTGCGTGTACATCTCAACCGACATCAGCGGGCCATAGAAGATCACCGTGTCCGCAGCAGTCAGCGTTAGCCCATGCGCCGCAGCCGCAGGCTGTAGTACCAACACTCGCAGATTGTCTGTGGTCTGGAAGTCATGAATGATCTTGTTGCGCTTAGCTGGGCTGACATCGCCTTGGATCTGCTCAGTAGGATAGCCCTTCTTGTTTAGGTATGTGGCAACCGCGTCGATGCTAGAGCGGAACATGGCGAAGATCAGCACCTTGCGTTTGGTCTCTTGCAAGACTTCTTCCAGCACTGCGAGCCTTGGGCTGGCGTCAAACTCAACCACTTCTCTGTCATCTGTGTACGCCGCACCACAACTGATTTGGAGGAGCTTGCTCACGGCTACGCCTGCGTTGACTGCACTGATCGTCTCCCCAGCCGCCTTGACCATCATCTGTTCTTTGAGTAGCCGGTAGTACTTGCTCTGCTGTGGCGTCATTGGTACATCGCGGGTGACCGTGATCACGGGCGGCAGATCTAAACACTGGCCTTTGGTAAATCTAATCGCGGGTTGCAACGCCTCAAACACTAGCTCGGCAGCGTTGGGTTTGGGTGCCCACTTAAATTGCGTGATCTTGTGCATCGTCATGTCGCGCCACGCCGACAAGTACTTCGGAATGCCGCCCGGATTCACTAACCTAGCCAGACCATAGGCATCCACAGGGGACTGCGACGCAGGCGTACCCGTCATCATCCACAGGTAGGTCTCCGGCTTAATGATCGATGCGAGCGCCTTCCAGCGGTTGGTCGTGGCGTTTTTGTAGCAGTTCGC